TAGCATTGGCCGTCTTGGGATCTATCTCCCCATTTAACAGCATATTGGTGATCCTATTGACGGCTCGCCGGACTTCTCTGGATGTTGTCATTTTTAATCGTTTCTTTTGCATGATCTTCTCCATATAGTCAAGGGGCGCATGGACTATTGCCCACACGCCCCTCTGTGTTCTATCAACCCGCGCCAGCGGTGATAGGCTGGTAATAAATGGCCTTTGTCTTGTTGTCCAGCACAAAGGCATCGTAGCAGATTCGGCCCTCCACAAGCGCACCAGACAGGCCGGGCGGGTCCTGGTGTACCCGGTAATCCTCCAGCTTGACGGGGGCCACAGTAGCCGACGGATGGGCCAGCATAAAGCCAAAATTTTCAGGCAGCCGCACCTTCGGCACCTTCACCACAGAAGCAC